TTAGCGCAGGAGCCGCAATACCCAGGCGGCCCCGGCAGCCACCAAGGCAAGCCCGATAGCGGCGGTGCCCCAGGCGACCAGGTCGGCAGCCAACGCATTGCCAATGGTTTGAATTTGTTGCGCCGTCATCCTCGAACTCCTTTGTCGTCACCCTGTTCCTGCTGTCATGTGATGCGAAAAAAGGAGGCAGGCTGCTGCCAGCCTGCCTCGATGGGCTTTCTCTCAGCCCACAATCGCGCGCACGCGCTTAAAGGCGTAGATCGCCAACGCCACGCCAATCAAGGCCGTGGCCCACAAGAGCAGATCGGCCCGCACCGTGGCCACATCCGCCGACACCGGAAACAACTGCGCCTGCGACAGCGCCGGGACACCCAAGGCGAATACGAACGCCATGAGCAGTCCCCCAAGCCCTTTCACCCAACCCCATCCCTTCATACGGCACCTCCTTCTGCTGGTGGTGGTCACGCCCACCCACGCCGCCGGAACCCTCGCCGACGGTCGAGTGCCTCAAGGCCTTTGAGGCAGAATTAACTCTGAGGCAAAATCAGTTTGATGATCAGGCCGACGGCAAAGCCGCCGAGCCAGAAAATCGCCGTGAAATAGGTCATGGTCTCAATCGCCGGCAGGTCCATAGAACACTCCTTCGCCAATTAGCCGCATCGAGCCTTCTTCATAGACTTCCGAGACCGACAGCCCATACCGACCAGTAATCTGCGCCGCCGTGAGGATCTCGCCGCTATCCAACAAGTAGCGCCAGCCTTGACGGTTCTTGCTCATTCCCGCGCCGCCGAGAATGCGGACGGTCCGCTTCGGTGGAGTCGGAGTGACTGGTGCCGACGGAGATATTCCCAATGGGTTGAGCAGACTGCCTGAGGCGGAGACTGGCGCTCCAACGGTCGTGCTTGGGACAGGAGTTGATCCAACTGCCGAGGCTGCCTTGCTCGCACTCAATGAAGACCAGGGCCGCCAGACCATGAGACCGATAGCAAACAGTCCTGCGGCAATGCCGATCGCCACCCGTGCCGACTTGAAGACCGTATGGCTCCGTTTTTCTTCCCGAATCGCCGCCGACGCGTAACTCGAATAGTACGCGTAGATCGCTGGCGAGTAAGTCCCGACGAAGGCGCGGATGAGCTCATTGTCTTCGGGGTTCCCTCGGACCTTGCCCTGATACTTTTTAGAGAGACCCACAAAGCTCAGCTTTCTGAACTTCACCGTCGCTTCAATCAGCCGAGTGACACCCTGCGACATCTGCCGGAAATCCTGGCTCATGAGCAGAATGTCCACGCCGTAATGCCGATGGGTTTCGAGCCACCGGAGCAAACCCGGCTCGACCTTCTGCATGGACCGAAAGACGGTCTGGGCTTCGTCGATGATGACGGCCGAACCAGGCTCGACATAGGGAAAGGCCTGGAGGACCTCGGCCGAGTCTTTCCAGAGCGTGATCTGTTGTTCAAGGACTGGAAGATCAATGCCCGTGAACAACGACAGTCGATCCAGATAAATGCCATTCACCGCAATATAGAGTCGTCGGCCTTGTTTCACCCAGGGCAAGAACTTCTCGCAGACCGCGTGATACGACTTTCCCGAGCCTGGCACGCCTTCATACAGTTCGATCATCGAAGACTCCTGAGATAGACCCAGATCCACAGCGCTAAGACCACGGTCCAGGCATAGGCCCACCCCACGACAAGTTGATTCATGAGCCCCACCGGACAAAGGGAATCGTTTGGAGAATAAAGCGGGTGCCCATGGCGCTCGCCACGATGGCCAGCGCCTGGCTCATGCCCGTCGCGCCCAGCACCCACGCATATTGATCGGGAATCACCGGCAGGGTGAGGCCTGCGGTGCCAATGGTGGCGAGCGTGCTGTCCGCCACGGAGAGCAATGAATCCCAAATCCCCAGGCCCCAATCTGTGAGTGAGAAAAAGAACTCCTGCAGCCAGCAATAGATCAGCGTCAGAATGGCCGTCATGTGGTCTGGCCTCCTCCGACGAAGATGATGCGATAGGCCGCAATGGAGGCTGTTGCAATGACGAGGGTGCGCAGGACCGTGAAGAACCAGGCCCATTGATTGAAATCGACCTGCTGGCTGCCAAAGAAGGCCGACGGTAACGCGATCACCGGCAAGGTCGAAGGCCAGGTGAGCGACTTCAAGAGATTCAGCGTCCCGAGCAGGCCACTCGTGGCCCAGATGGTTTGATGCGCTTGGAGCACTGTCCCGAAGGTTCGGTTCTCATGTGAACCGACGGCACAGGAGGTCGTCGCTTGGCTCTCTTCCTGCTGCGTCGTCGAGCCGTCTGGGTTCTGCGTGGTGGTCGTCGTCGTGGTCGTGGTTTGCTGCTGGGTATTCTGCTGCGGGGTGCTGGTCGGAGGCGGCACGTTGTCTGCCACCACGATGTCTCCGATGGGCACGGGCTTCGGCTTCACGGTCGTCGGCATTTCGGTCGGTGTCACCGCTTGGGAGATGGTGGTATCGGCCGGCTGCGTGCTGCCGGTGGTGCCTACCGGATTTGTATGGGCTTCGACAGACTTCGGATCACTAGCCGGAAGACCCCCGACGAAGTTCGCGATCTGTTGCTCCGTCGGCGGAATCACGGCATCTTGAATCGGTGAGGTGGAACCGGGAATCCCCGTTCGATGGCAGACATACAGGCTATAGCCGCCGACGGCAGGACCATTCACAAAGAAGTTGCCGGTAAAGAAGACCGCCGTGCTGAGGCTCTGAAAGGGCCCGACCACCCAGTCGTGCTGATACTCGGTGTCCACCGCACACAGTGGGACATTGGTTGCGCTGAATTGAATGGTCGCATTGGGATAGGCCGGATTGCCGGGCGTGTTCGTCCCGAGACCTGGGAACGTCTGCACGCCCGCATTCGTGCTGGCGACCTGCCAGCCGCCTGGCGTAGATGCAGCGGTTTTCACGGCTGAGAGATCAGACTGGGAGTAATACATCTGGGCCAGGACCAGGCCGGCACTGACACCCAAAGCCGCCCATCCCACCGGCCCGGCGACCATGCGAACCGCCATTGAGGTGGCCGAGGGCGCGAGCGCGGCGGTCGCAACCTGACTCGCCAGGGTAGACCGTTGCGCGGCCAAATAGGCAATGCGTTCGGCTTGGGCGACGACCCTTGAATACTGCGTGGCGGTTTGCCCGAGGGATTCAGCGGGCGCTAGACAAAACGAGACAAGGAGGCCCCAGATGACCGTCAGATAGCTGGTGAGGGAAAGCAATTTCACAATCGTCCGACTCCCAAGCCAGTGAGGAAGGCCAGTAATAAGACCGCGACTAAAATAATCGTGAGATCCACCGGCCTTCCTCCCTTGTTGTTACTTCTGCACTTCCAGCGCAGACAAATCGAAGAACACCCGACCCGTCTGTTCGAACTTCCGGACTTCGATGGACACCTTGGCCTGCTTGCCCTCGGCTTGCTTACAGACCTCAATGAGTGACATCTGATCCTCCGGAATGCCCAACCGCAGCACTCCCGGATCTTTGCCCTTCACATAGAGATCCACCGATCGAAACACCTTGCCCTCCCGACTCCTCCGCTCCACATACCCCTGCACCGCGCCCTCTGCTTTGACTTGCATCGTCCGACCCTCCTGATTGTGAAAAGACACTCGGATCAGCTCTGCGCCTGACCCACACGCCCCGGCCCGCACGCCGGACTTTCGGCAGCAATTGAAATTGGAAACGACAGGTGGTGCAGATCACAAACAACTTTCCCTTCCGAAACTCACCCCAGGCTCCGGCGGCCTTACACTCCGGACAGGCGCGGATATACACGTAGTCATGGACGAGGTTTGAGATGAAGCACATAGGGCGTCACCACCTTCTTGCGTTGCTTCAACAGGGCATAGTGCTTCTGGTTCCATCGTTTCGTGCCCGCATAAATCATCTCCGTCAAAAACTGATCACCGCGACAGGCCACGATCACGGCGAGCATGGGGCTGAGGGCGTTGGCGAACCACGCGACGACATCATCAAGCCGTTGCTGAATGCGTTCGACCACGAGCCGACAACGCCTAAAGCCTTCGGTTAAGCCTTCCCACCAAGCCAAGAGCGGAGCGCGATACTTCTCGTACGATTCGGCCTCTCGCGTGGTCTCTCGGAAATCCACATAGGAGCGGAGCACCCCGACCAAGAAGGCCCGCCAATCTTCGGCATCCAAGGTCAACAAGGCTTTGGCACAGGCTTGAGCCCGATCCTGTTTAAATTCCATTTCCCACCGGACTCCGTAGGATTCCGCGTCTTCCCGGCCACGACTTTTCAGTTCCAAGCGCTTGTCATAGACCCGCAACATGCTCTGGCTTTCCCGACTGCCGAAATAGAGCGTCTCTCCGGTTCGGACTCCCTGGCGATGATTCGAAGCCTGGATGACCTTGAACTGTTTGGATCGACTCACCACTTGTCCGGCCTCCACGGCTTGGCGGACGGTTTCGACTGCGACCGTCGCCTCCCGGTCGTCCAGGGCCACATCGATGCGGGTCACATGGCCTTTCTGGGCGAAGATCCAGGCGAGGACCGTCTTCAGCTTGGTTTCGTCCCACTGGGAGACAATTCCGGCGGACAGATCGACATGCACTTCTTTCGGATTGCGAGGAGCACCCGTCCCCAGTTTGCCCACGCCTGTCTTGCCCTGGGTCATGAGTTGAGCCACGGGATAGCCACGAAAGCCGGTCTCACTCTGGAACCAGTCGCCACCAATCAGCGTGATCACGTCCTTCACATCAGCCTTTGGCAGCGTGAAGGCGAGCCAATCGATGGTCTGAGTGAATCCTCCAGAACCTGTCATTTCTTCCTCCTTGGCGTTTGAGCTATAGACGCCCCCGTCTTACCTAGTCGGGGGCGGGTCTGCTGCGCGCGCCGCCGGCTGGCGCCGCCGGTCGCGCTGCGCTGTCCCACAGTTTTCTTGGGCAACACAAAGGATGGTCTATCCCCCTTCGCCTTGAGAGCCTCTTTGACCCTCTCCAGGTCGAAGCGAACGAACCGGCAGAATCGATCCACCGGAATTTCACCCTTGCGGTACGCCCGACGGATCGACTTCGGACTGACTTTGAGGACGGCGGCCAACTCATCGACGGTTAACCAGGCTTGTTCCATCACGTCTCCTTTTCGTTTCGGCGCTCGAGGCATGGCTGCACCATACGCATCGACGCGCGCTGGTGAAAGAGGCCCGTTCGGGGACACTAGGGGACAGCAGGGGACAGTAAGGGACACTACGTCAGCGTCCTCAATGAGTTCTTCAGAGCACGACAAGCGGCGAGTGACGGCTATGCAAAAACGTTGTCAGAAGAGCGAGCTGGAAGTAAGGGATGATACAACGCCGCTCTGGTGGCGGTGTTTCATATTTTCGTCTTCAAATAACCATGAGGCCGTAATAGGTCGAAGGGAACCTTGGTGAGGCTAATGACCGTGATGCCGCGGTCGAAATTACGGCACAATACTGCAAAAATTTGCGCTAGGGCCGAAAAACTCCAAGCAGGTCCAAACGGCTCTAGTTCTCCCGAAAAGTGCCTAAGGTCCGCAGCGGTTACGTCAGTCGCTTCACTTTAGGAGGGTTGGTAGGGTGGCATTCCAAGGCTGCAATCGGAACCTGTGACACATCGACTAAAATGTGTGATTCGTAGACATCCTTTCACTTTGTTCCAGCCTGGTGCTGCGCTTGGACGTGCCGCCTGAGCGCCAAGTCTGTTTGGTAGTGAGCCACCTGGAAGCGCTCCCTGCCAGGGTCGTAGTTCGCTTCAACGTCATCCCAAAACGGCGTGTCCTCGCTCTTTGTGTGCAACATCTCGATGGGTGTCTGGCCATTTAACGATCCATGAGGCCGATCCCAGTTGTAATAGTGTTGCCACTCGGCCACCCGCAATTCCAGGTCAGGGCTGTTCAGGTCAGCGGTCGCCCAGAATTCCTCACGATCGGTCTTTTGAGAGCGCTCCACTTTGCCATTCAAATGCGGTGAGGCGGGCTTGATGGGACGGAATTTGATGCAATGGTCCATCAGCCACTGTTGGACCGACTCCGCAAAGAATTCTCGGCCTCGATCGGTCTGAACCCGCTGCACCGGAAACGGCATCTCCTCTAGGAGACGCTCTAAGAATGCCAGCGTACTTGCCGCCGTGCGTCGACGAAAGACGGCCAGCACCCGGTACCGCGTACAATCGTCAACAGCCGTGTACTGGTAACACCCCGGAGCAATCTTGCAGGTGTCGAGCTGCACGCGGTCCCCGGGAATGAGCCGAGCATACCGATGTCGCGTCTTCTGCCGCGCCGGGCGCACCAACGGAGGAACTTGGTTGATGGTTAGGACTTTGTGAATCGAGTCTAACGAGAGCTTGAGATCATGATGGCGCCGCAGTTCGCTCTGAATTCGCCGTGCTCCCAGTTTACGCTCTACTCGCAAGCTGAGAATAAGCCGTCGTTCTTTCTCGAACACACGCCGATTGGGTGACCGCAGGGGGCGGCGACTGTGACTGAGGAGACCGGCCTCTCCTCCCTCATGAAACCGGCGAATCCACTTCCGGAGTGTGGGGCGAGAGACCCCGCATCGTCGACAGACCAGGCCGGCATTACCAGTTCGCTGATAGAGCTGTACCCACAGAAGTCGCCTGCGAATGTCGGGGTCCAT